CCCCAATCAATCAAAACCTGACTTTAAAGCCAGGAAAAACTCCTCTATAGCTTAGGAGCCTCGGACTTCCGTCCAAAGCTTCCACCGGCGGTACAGACCAGCACCCCGCCGAGGGGTGTACATTGGCCCTGTTAACCAGTTGCCGCAACAAGTGCGGCGGAGCATCTCTGGATATCCAGCGAATGTGGTCTCATCTTTTTTAGAGATTACGATCCACACGCGACGGTACCAGCGCCAAGGCAAGAACTTACGTTTCCCGGGTGGGAAAACGCGAAAGTCCTTGTCAAGCGTTGATGTCTTTGTAAGGTTTAACGCATTCAATGTGCAAAGTGCCGCTACTGAGTATTCGCAGTCCATGGTCCTACCATGAACCCCGCGTTCACTCTCGATATCGTAAGTGACGGCTGAGTCTCGCGACCAGCCGATTACCATACCATCATTTGGGTATACCCGGGGCAAAGAGCCCCAAGTACGATCCAAATAATCAGCAACATACTTACACATCCGATAATATCCTTTAAGGTACATAGCGTTGTGAAACGCTACAAACCCCATTAGGACATCTGGGTTATATGTAAGCTCCGACACATAAACAGCGCGCAAGCGCGTAGGTGTGACTTCGAGGCCATGGAAGGCCTCGCACCCGCAGGATTCTCTGAAGAATCCTGCTGTGCAACATTTGGCCGTATTGAATAGTAATCCAAACGGAAGCATCTGTTGCATCACAACTTCATAGACTTCAGAAGTCGTGATAATGTCGTCGCCATAAACGAAAACGATACGGGCAGCTTGTTTCAAGCTGTATCCATATGTTCTCATAATCACAGAGACGGCTAGTGCCCAAAATATGAACGCTTCGACAGGAAAGCATAATGCTGAACCCATCGGAGCGTACTTGTTTAGGTACATGACCGTTCCATCCGGAAGCTTTGCGTGAGTCGAACGCGCTGCAAGCAGCGCCTCGAGTACCGGGCAATTATGGAATATGGCTTTCACCAGTTCCGTACTAACCCTGTCGCTAGCTTCCTTCATATCCAAAGTAACCCACTTACCGG